TAACCGGCCCAAACGCGCCCATCGAGCGGCACCTTCCGACTCTTGTGGCACGCTCTCACAACGCCATCCGCAACAACGCATATGCCACTAAGGCCAAAGAGGCCTACATCGCCAACCTTGTCGGCACCGGCATCAAGCCGCAGTGGGGCGATGAGCGCATCCAGGCGATGTGGGACCGCTGGGTCGAAGAGTGCGACGCCGATGGCGTGGACAATTTTTACGGCATGCAATCACTGGCCGCTGGTGCTCAGTTTGAGTCGGGCGAGGCGCTGGGCCGCATCCGCTACCGCCGCACAAGTGATGGCCTCAGCGTGCCGATGCAACTGCAGGTGATCGAGTCCGAGCACCTGGATCCGGCCTTCAGTCGCGCCTTCGGTGGCCGGATGATCAAGATGGGCATCGAGTTCGACGGCATCGGCCAGCGCACCGCCTACCACCTGTGGCGATTCCATCCACACGAACGGCTGACCAGCGAGATCAATACCCGCGTACCGGTGCCGGCCGACAGCGTCATCCACATGTACCGCCGGGGGCGCCCCGGGCAGTTGCGTGGCACGCCAGAGCTGACCAGCGTCATCATCCGGCTGTATGAGATCGATGAGATGCAGGACGCCACCCTGGCCCGCCAGAAACTCGCCCAGCTTTTCGGCGCGTTTGTGAAGCGCAAGACCGCACACGACCCCGAGGACGAAGGCCCGCTGTTCGGCGGACTCGTCAGCATGCCCGGCGATCCCGAGCCGCTCGACGAGTTCACCCCCGGCGGCATCCACTACCTGGAGGATGATGAGGAGGTGACGTTCTCGTCCCCCCCCGACATTCAGAGCCAATATACCGATTGGCTGCGTACCGAGCTGCTGGCCGTGGCCGCTGGCGCTGGCATCACCTACGAACAACTGACTGGCGACCTCAAGGGCGTCAACTATTCCTCAATCCGCGCTGGCTTGCTCGAGTTCCGGCGCCGCGCCGAGGCCCTGCAGGCGCAGCTGATCGTACATCAATGGTGCCGGCGCATCGCCGCCAAGTGGCTCGACGTGGCCGTGACCTCCGGCGTGCTGGCGCTGCCCGACTACTGGGCCAACCGCTCTCGCTATCTCGCCATCGACTGGATTGCTCCGAAATGGGCATGGGTCGACCCGCTGAAAGAAGTCACTGCCGATCTGCTCGAGGTGCGCGCCGGCTTCAAGCCGCGTTCCGAGGCCGCCGGAGAGCGTGGCTGGTCGCTGGAACAGCTCGACGCAGAGATCCGCAACGCCAACGACAGCGCAGACCGTCACGGCCTGCTTCTGGACTCCGACCCACGCTACATGGCCAAGAACGGCGCCCTGCACAAGGCCCTCGAGGACCTGGCCACCACTGAAGAAGAGGACTGATTTATGAAATGGTTTACAGCCAAGGCCATGGCGGACAACCCGCGCGTGGCCCATGTCGTAATCGACCGGCCCATCGGCTCCGATTGGGCACCAGACTGGATCAACGACTTCGAGGGCGAGCTGCCGGCCCGCGACTTCATCGCCGAGATCGACGCGCTGGGCGAGCTCGACGAGATCGTCTTGGAGATCAATAGCCCCGGTGGTGATGTTGCCTCGGGCGTGCGGATTTACAACTACCTGAAGAACCACCAGGCCACGGTGCATGTCCGCGTGACCGGCATGGTGGCGAGTATCTCCACTGTGGTCATGATGTCCGGTGACACCCGCACTATGGGCGTGGGCACCACGCTGATGACCCACCGGGCAAGCTCGCTGATGATCGGTTTCTTCGATGCAAAGGAAATGGAAGAGACCGCGCGCAACCTCTACAAGGCCGACGACGCCTTGGTGGATGTCTACATTGCCGCCACCGGAAAGACGGCTGAGGAGATCAACGGCCTGCTGGATCAGGGCGACACAATCATGGGGGCCGACGAGGCCATCAAATTTGGTTTTGCCACTGACAAGGACGCCAAGCTCCAGGCCGTGGCCAGTGCCGACATCCAGCCGTTCCTGCGCCAACTCAAGCAAGAAGGCGAGATCGTCAATCTGCGGGCCAAACTGGCCGGCAAGAAATCCCCGAGCAATGGCAACCAAGCCATGACTGTCGCTGATGCGTTGGCTCTGGCCTTCGATATCACCGCCGAGCAGGCTGATGAACAGGCCGCTGATCTTGGCGACCAGATCATCGCACTGCGCAAAGCCCATGTTGTAGCCAGCGTTGACGACATCCCTGCAGACCTGCTCGAGCATATCAAGGCCGCCGCCGTGGCAGACCTCTCCCCGGCACACGATGCCGCCGAGATCGTCGCCGCCGAGCGCACCCGCGTCTCCGCCATCGTCAAAGCCTGCCAGACCACAGGGCAATCGCAGCTGCTCGACAAATTGATCGAAAACGGCATGGCCGAGGCCCAGGCCAGCGAGTACATCTACGACGTGGCGGCCGCCAGCGGAAACCGCTACAGCATCCACAACAGCCACTCACCCGAAGGTGGGCACAAGACCGGCATCGACTACGCCGCGATCTACGCCCGCCAGAACCGCACCAAGGCCACCGCCTGACCGGCCGGCCTCGACACGCGCAATCGCGCACCCCCTGAAACAGCCATAGGAGACTGATCATGGAGAGCTTCACCGAAGGCCGGCACGCCGGCGAGCACATCGTATCCGAGGCCAACGGCGCCCGCTCTCGCGAGCAGGGCACCCTGGCGGCTGGCAATCTTCCCGCTGGCGCCGTGCTGGCACTGAACGGCGATGGTGATTACGTACAGCTGGCGCCATCTGCTGCAGATGGCACCGAAACTGCTAAGGCCGTGCTATATGGCGCCGTGGATGCCAGCGTCAGCGCCCAGCCCTGCACCATCAACGCACGCGACTGCGAAGTGCAGGAATCTGCACTGACCCTGCCGGACGGCATCAGCGAGCCGCAGACCACTACAGCCATGGACGACTTGATCGGCGTCGGCATTATTCCGCGCTAATCATCCTGTTCAACACCCCACCCATCGAGTGCCCACCGCCCCTGTGAGGGGCCGGGCGACTGATCGACACCCCTCGCAATAACCAAGGAGCCTGCTATGGGCATCTTCGATTCCGACATCTTCACTATGTCGTCCCTGACCGCTTCGATTAACGAAGTGACGTATACCCCCAGCCAGATCGGCAGCCTTGGGCTGTTCGAAGCCGAGGGCATCTCGACCACGAGCTTGTTGATCGAGAAAGACGGCGACACGCTCGGCCTGGTCGAGAGCAAGCCACGCGGCGCCCCCGGCACTGTCGTCGGTGCCAACAAGCGCACCGGCGTATCGTTCCAAACCGCCCACTTGCCTACCACCGCCACCGTGCTGGCTGACGAAGTGCAGAACGTGCGCGCTTTCGGCAGCGAGGACGGTGAACAGGCCGTGCAGACCATCGTCAATAGCCGACTGGCGACAATGGCCCGTCGCATCGACCTGACTCACGAGCACCACCGCCTCGGCGCTGCCATGGGCCAAGTGCTGGACAGTGACGGCGTCACTGTGCTGTATAACCTGTTCACCGCGTTTGGCATGACCCAACAGACCGTCGCGCTGGGGCTGGACACCACCACAACCGATGTGCAAGGCAAGGCGCTGGACATCCACGAGGCCGTGGAAGATGCCCTGGACGGCTTGTCCTACACTGGCATCACCGTGCTGTGCGGGAAGTCATTCTGGCGCAAGTTCATCGGCCACAAGCTGGTGAAGGAAGCCTATGCCCGCTATCAGGACGGCAGCCAGTTGCGTGCCGACCCGCGCGAGGGCTTTATGTTCGGCGGCATTTTCTGGGAGCGCTACCGTGGCGGCGGCACTGTCAAGGTTCCAGATGCCGAGGCATACGCAGTGCCGACCGGCGTGATGGACCTTTTCATCACCCGTTTCGCCCCGGCTGACTATATGGATGCCGTCAACACCCTGGGCCTGCCGTTCTACTCCTCCAGCGAGGAGCTCAAGCACGGCAAGGGAGTGGAGATGGAAGCGCAGTCCAACCCGGCTCACCTCTGCACTCGGCCCCGGGCGTGCATCAAGCTGGACGAAGACACCTGATCGGGTGAACCGCGATGAGCTTCTCTGACCTGACCGACCGCCTCGATGTGGCGGTCATGCAGCACCTGGCCGACACACAGTCGGCCACTTATACCCCCGCAATCGGCGACCCGGCAACGATCCCCGTCATGGTGGATCGTGATATCGAGCGCACGGTTGCCGGCATGCAGGGTGCCGTGATGGAGCGGCGTACCGAGATTGCCGCCTACGCCAGCGACTTGGCCAGTGCCAAGCGCGGCGATACCGTCACCGTGGGCTCCGAGATCTGGCGCCTGGTGAGTGTATTCATCAACGACGGTGCCTTCGTCACTTGGATCGTCAAGCCTGACCGATGAGGTAACACCATGTCCACGCCGATCAGGATCCGCATCGATCAAGCGGCGGTGCGTGAGATCTACGAAGACTTGGCGCACATTAAGAATGGTGCGCCGCGGGCGATGTCGAGGGCGATCAACCACACCCTTAAGGTGGTGCGCACCGAAGCCAGCGTAGAGATCCGCAAGCAGGTCAAACTTAAGGCGGGTTATGTCGCCGGGAAGGATGGCAAGCTGAAAATAATCAGCGCCACCACCAGCAAACTTTACGGTGCGATTCAGGCTCCGACCCGCGGCACGCTGCTGACACGCTACCCGCACCGCCAGTACGTCAAGGGCGGCATCGGCGTTCAGGTCAAGCCGAGTGGCGGCAAGCAGAAGATGCCCAGTGCGTTTTTCATCACCCTCGGCAACGGCGTGCAGGCCATCGCGGTCCGCACTAAGTGGGGGCCCGGCCTTGGCCGCTCTGAGGGTCTGAAAGTCCTTTATGGCCCGTCCGTCTCGCAGGTCTTCACTGACGTGAAAGACGACTTGCAAGAGCCCGGCGGAAACCGATTGATGCGGCGCCTGGCCTACGAAGCCGACCGCCTGCTGGCCCGCCAGTAACCAGGAGCGACGATGCCCATCCCCATCCGCGAGAAGATCATCGCTGCCCTGACTACAAGGCTCTCGGGCCTGTCGGCGTTTAATGGCACGACTGCTCAGCGCTCGAATAGCGAGCTCGACATCGACGACCTGCCTGCCATCTCGCTGTGGGATGGCAGCGATGCCGCGGTCGAGCAGCAGCGATACGGCCAGATGAGCGTGACCACGCAAGTGGGCGTCGAGACCGTGCATCAGGCCGATGCCGACTACACGCAGTGGAGCACTCAGGCCAACACGATCCTCGCCGAG